ACGCGAATATCCGCTCTGCACGCTTCAAGGTCGCCGACTTTGGCGGGGCTTGGCGGGATAGCATAGGTATGCCTGTGCTAAGAGGGACGTGGCTCATCTACGGAGGGAGTGGCTCGGGTAAGACATCTTTCTGCCTACAGCTCGCCAAGTATCTCTCTCAGTTCGGCCGTGTGCTCTACAACAGTCTTGAACAAGGTCTAAGCCCGACGATGCAGTCTGCTTGGATCGCTGGTGGAATGGAGGAAGCAGGACGCCGTGTCAAGCTCCTCGACAGAGAGGGGTATGATGAGCTCTTTGAGCGCCTCGCCAAGCGTCAGAGTCCAGAGATCGTCATCATTGACTCCATCAACTACCTCCGAGGCTTGCGTCTCAGTGACTACCAGCTCCTCAGCCAGCGATACCGTAAGAAGCTCTTTATCGTCGTCGCCCACGAAAAGGGTGGAGAGCCCAAGGGGGCACTTGCTCAGGCTATCCGCTACGATGCAGACGTGAAGATCAGAGTAGAGGGCTATAGGGCTATGGTGACCTCCCGATATGCCACATCTGAGGTAGGAGGTCGAGACTACATCATCTGGGATAAGGGCGCTGAGGGGTATTGGGGCACAGCGACTACCGACCCTGAGACCCGAGACCAACGCAAGAAGAGACAAAAGCAACTACAAACAGACAACAGCAATGAAGGCTAAGGGTACAAACCAAATGGATAAGCTCCACCAACAAGTGATACGCCGCTATCACACCCTCTGCAACCTACTCAACCTCACCGATGAGGATAGGCTAGCACTCCTCTCTCCCTATGGATGTGCGAGCTCGGTGGATATGGAGACGCGTGACCTGCTGGATGTGTGTGGTGCCCTCTCCAGAGAGCTAGATAAGCGCACCGAGGGGGTGGCTATCGACAAGCTGCGTAAGCGGGTGATGGCCGCTATCGGAGGATGGCTGGCACATGAGGGTAAGCAGGGCAGCATCGCTCTGATCAAAGCCATAGCCTGTCGAGCTACGGGATATAGAAGCTTCAATAAAATACCCCGTGAACGCCTCAGAAATCTCATCGGACTCTTTAACAACAAGACTAAGGATGCAAAACGAGTGGAAGAGCTAAGGGCCCTCATGGAGCTCACACCCGGTAATCATCAACTGGCAAACTAGTAACAACAAACAGCTATAAGACAATGAAGACCCACAACGAAGGAGTCACCATCGAAGAGCAGACCTCGATTAATGGTGCAGATGTCAAGGGCCGTGTGCTCAGGCACATGGAGAGCTACCAGCAGGGACAAATGCTCCTGCTAATCACTCGCCCTCTCCTAGAAGAGGGTGAGGAGGATGACCAGGTCACACTGAATGCCATCACCTCGGGCAAGCAAGCTGACCTCATAGAGAGCTGTCTCAAGATGGCGCTCGCTCTGGGTGGTGCAGGACGTATTGTGATGCTCGCCAACCACCTCATGAATAAGGCGCAAGGATATTAACCTCCTAAACAAGGCAAAGCAATGACCAACATACAGCTCTGCGTCCTCCTGCTCATGGGGATACTTGCGCTCATCCTCGACCTCCTCTGTAGGAGTATTGGATACAGCCTACTATTCCTCCTGGGGGCTACGACGCTCTCAATCTCCCTATCCATGTACTGGCGGGAAGAACACGACAAGCTACAGCAACAAATCAAAGACTATACACGTAAGTATGGACACAAGTAAAATCACGGGACTGCACCAGATCGGAGTAGTAAGCGGAGCGGAGCTCGAGCAGCTCGCCCGTAGCCCCTACACCAGCCCTAGAGTGCTAGCAGAGCTCGCCAACAGCAGCGATACCTATGTACAGCTCGCCCTCGCCGAGAATGAGCACACTCCCGAAAGTGTGCTATTCGCCCTAGGCGATCGAGGAAATATACTCGTGCAGATAGCAGTGGCGAGTAACCCATCCAGCCCAGCTTATCTACTACAGAGGCTATCGAATACCGATGAGGTCGAGCTCCTGGAGGCTATCGCTAGCAACTCATCTGCGCGTGACAATACTAGGAGGCTATGTGCCAGTCTAGCAGAGCATATCAAGCGTCAAGGGCGTCTGTGATATGCTGATCGGAGAGCAGATAGCCTACCTAAGGCGATACTATCCTACAGAGTGGCACGAAGCGTACAAGTCTGTAGAGCTCCTTGCCGAGCGTTACAGCCTCATCTGCCCTTGTGGACAGATAGCAACCAAGAGGCATCGATCTACCTGCATGCGCTATCGGCACATGGTGAATACGGAGGTAGTCTATAATCTCCGTCATCTCCTGCCTAAGCGTTATCCAGCAGCAGTTAAACGATAATTAAATAGTAATCCGATGAACGAAGAAAAGGTACAGGTCGCAATGACCGCCGAGGAGCTGGCCCAGTGGCAAGCCCTCAAGGAGAAACAAGAGAAGGCAGAGCGGGAGCGCAAAGCCAAGGATGACCGAGAAGCTTACCGAAGCTTAGCAGCTTCGACTGTAGACGAAGTATTTCCACGACTGCAGGCACTGAGTGCCCAACTTGCCGAGGCTAAGCACAGTACCTATGATGCTTTCGCAGGTGTTATTGACACCAAGACGGAGGTTGTGGGGCTGGTTGCTCCAGGACAGCGCAGCCATAGCTTCCTCAACAAGGATGGTGATAAGCGTATCATCGTAGGGCACTACCAGCGAGATGGCTGGGATGACACGGTAGAAGCTGGTATATCCAAGGTCAAGGAGTACATATCTAGCCTAGCAGGTGATGAAAAGACCCGGGAGCTGGTGGATATTATCCTGGACCTCCTGAGCAAGGATAGGGCTGGTAATCTCAAGGCTGATAAGGTGCTCCAGCTGGACAAGTACACCGAACGCATCGATAGTGACACCTTCCGTGAGGGGGTGGCAATCATCAAGGAGTCATACCGCCCCGAGCGTACCAAGGACTTCGTCCGTGCTCAATATAAGAGCAGCTCTGGTAAGTGGATTGATCTACCCCTAGGGATCACAGAGGCATAAAGAAAAAGCCCCCGACCCCTAAGAGAGCCGAGAGCCTTGTATGTGGCAGTACAAAGGTACAGAAAACTCTCTTAGGTTTGGGCAGTGGAGACTAAAAGGTATAGACATAGTACAATGGAGAAGGCAGCGCGGGTGCATGCTATAGTAGCCCGTTATCACGAACGTGGTAACCACCGCCGCTCATTGCCCATGATCTATCGCACTTATGTCTATCCGATCTACCCAATAAGCCTCAGGACGATGCACTACTACCTCAAGCTGATAAGAGAGGGTGAGACCCCTCCAAAGGAGGAACAGGAGCGCGGGCTCTACCCGCTCTTTGACGCTTGGGATAGCGGTCGCAATGCTTGGGATACCTAACTTAGGACAGAACAATACGGAGCAAGGGCAGTGAGTGCATTACTCACTGCCCTTGCTGTATTTCTATAGCATGGGCTCCGTTGCTCGGATAACATACAGAGCAAGTGAACCGCTCGAGGTGATTTTGTAGAGCTGCGTGATTGTGGTCTAGCTCCGCTGATACCAGCTGGAGGGCGGAGAAGCCCTCACCTGATAGTCCGATGAGAGCCATCTCGATGCGCTCAAGTAGCTCGAGGTGCTGTAGAGCCTCGGGGGCATAGCCACTGCGAGTAGGGCGCTGAGGAGTATACCTCGTAATCACATGTAGGGTAAGAGTGATGGGACAACGTGGTATGCCCCGTGCCTGAGAGGTGAAACTGATTGGGTCAAATTCGAGGAATACGGCAGGGGTATCAAAGATGACACCCTGATCGAGATTATCCATATTCTCGTTCCACAGGTCGTAGTGCTTGACCTCGGGGAGATCTTTTTGGAGCTTGGCGCAGATGCGCTCATATAGCATACGTCTCATGATTGTCTCTTATCTATTGTTGGTACTGCGTGCATGTCGCTGCATCTTGGCTGCGAGCTCTTGCCCCCACTGCTCTAGGTGCCTGGAGACAATGTCGGTCACTATACGACGCACCTCGGGGTGATCGCCAACAAAGCGACGCTCAGGGAGGCTCGTCTTATAGGTATAAGAGGAGACCGTATGAGCTCGGACGTCCACCCGTCTCATCCTACCCTTGACCCGTCTACGTGCCTTATATGCCCCTCGGGTATGAGCTCGTACAGATACGTTGCCCTCATATCCCTCATTGTGGGCAGAGGCGTAGGGCATCGAGGAGCTAATGCGTAGCCCATCATGCGTCACTGTGGCTTTGAGGGATCTACGGAGCTTGCCTGAGACAAGTAGGAGTGAGCCACGACGCTCTATCCTTCGAGGCTTCCAAGGCTTATCGAAGAAAGCCTTGCGGGTAAAGTTGCGGTGGAACTCCTCGAAGAGCTTCACCTTTGTATCTGAGAGGATATCTCTCTGTACCTCCTTGCCTGTTCGCATCGTTGATTTGAAAATAAGTTGTATCTTTGTGGTGAGGTGATCCTCAGAGATGCCCTAGTCCTGATTGCAGTTTCGGGTGCGGGCATTTCTGGGGGTCACTTCTTTTTTGTGGTTACCTGGGGGCTATCGGATATGCTGTGCAGAGCTATCTTCCCTTGCTTATCCTCTAGGGCTATAAGCCAGCTTTTCTCGCCTTCTATCTCTACCTCGAATAGGTGCGTTTGTACAACCCATTCCTTTTTCCCCTCATCTTCATAAGCCCCGAGGTACTTAGCTTCCCTGATGAGTTTGGGGAGGTCTCGTATCAGCTCATTCTTGGCAAAATAGTGCTCGTGGGGTTGGTTAAGTAGCTCCTTGATGCAAGTACCTGTGATCTCTACTTGTACCTCATTCACTACCACGAGACCAGCAAATTTCTCTCGGGCAAACAGCTTGATTTCCTTGCGGTGCTCTCGTTGCTCTGGGGTGAGCTCTATCTTGCGCTTACCCTCTCTTGCCTTGATGATATCAGCGAGGACACCACAGGCATCCCCCTCATCGTCACCTGCTGCATGCTTTGCTGTGGAGCAGTGGGCAATTCCCTTGCGCCCATAGTAGGGGTGGCGGTCTGGGAAGAGGACCAGGTCCTTGCCTGGGTTGCCTCGGAAGACCTCCTGTTTGC